TTTAGTTTCAATTATAGTTGGAGCTGGTGCTGCTTGGTTTGGATTATATGTTAGGAGTAAATAATGGCTAAACAAACGGTTGGTTTAGGAACATCTGCTAATGACGGAACTGGTGACAGTATTCGTTCTGGTGGTGATAAAATAAATGATAACTTTACAGAAGTTTATAACGCATTAGGTAATGGAACAACTATTGCTGCCAATACAGGTACGTTAGTATCTAATAGTTACATTATTGCTTCTTACCAATCTAATACTCAAATAACTTCAAGATTAAATACGTATGCATTGGTTGCAAATGTGGCATCTTTAGCTGCATTAGGAAATACTAACTCAGCAATAGCACAAAGAGCTCAAGTTGCAAATGTTGTAACACTAGCTGCACTTGCTAATACAAACAGTGCAATAGCTAAAAGAGCAGAAGTAGCAAACGTAGCCAGTTTAGCTGCATTAGGAAATACAAATTCAAGAATAACATTACTTAACACAAACTTAACAGGAACAAACACAGCTGTAAGATTATTAATTAATGATAGGGCTCAAGTAGCTAACGTTGGTGCTTTAGCTCATTTAGGAAATACTAATAGTAGTATAGCAACACAAGCAGCTAGAGTAACTTTAGTTAATACAAACCTTACAGGTACAAATACAGCTATTAGATTATTAGTATCAGATAGAGCTCAAGTTGCCAACGTGTTCTCAGTATTTAGTAGTGGTAAAAGTTATTCAACAGTACCAAACTATGGTGCAGCAGTAACATATGATATATCTGCAAATGGATCCAGTGCTTACATTGTTTCTAATATGGGTTTTGGTAAAGGTGGTGCAGCATTTAATAATCCAGAACTAACTGTAAGAAATGAATCAACAATTGCATTTGACTTAAATGGTTTAGCTGGATCACATCCGTTCAATATTAGAAGTGGTAACTCTGGTACAGATAATTTTTCAAATACGTTGATCCATGTTGCAACAAATGGTACAATAAGCACAGGAGCTAGTGCTCAAGGAAAAACATCAGGAGTTTTATATTGGCAAATACCACACGACATAGTTTCTTCAGGAAGAGACTCATATCAATATTATTGTTCAAGTCATGCATCTAATATGAAAGCTAACGTTAATATCAAAGACACTGGAGCAATCTAATGCCAGCTACTTCGACTAAGAGGCTGTCTTATCATATAGCTGACCAATTCAAAGAGTCATTTAGTGAAGCAGCACCTTCAAGACTTTATATGTTTATTGGTAGAACTGGTCCATATGCAAATGACTCAGTAGCATCAACTCCAACTGATACAGTTCAAAAACAAGACTATAACATTTATAAACAAATGTTAGCAGCAAAGAAAATTCAAGAAACAGATGTAACTTATGCACTGATAAGAAGAAACTGGGCAAACAATAATTTGTATGCAGAATATACAAACACAACTTTAAACTCAACCTTACACAACAGTGCATTCTATGTTTATACATCTGATAGAAATGTATACAAATGTATCTTTAATAATAAAGGTGCAAACTCAACTGTAGAACCAACTGGTACAAGTACTGGTGTTACATCTACATCAGATGGATACCAATGGAAATATATGTTTACAGTAAGTACTGCTGACGTTGGTAAATTTGTAACAGCAGAATACATTCCAGTAAAAGTTATAACAGCAGATGATAGTTCAGGACAGTTTGCAGTTCAAGATGCAGCTGTTGATGGAGCTATAGATGTTATAGATGTATCTGCAGGTGGATCAGGATACTTAACTAATAATGGATCCTTTCAAGCAGTTACAAATGCAACTTCAATGAGAATTGCAACTACAGCTAGTGCAAATGATAGTGTTTATATTGGAAGTACATTATACATTGATGGAGGTAAAGCTGCTGGTTTAATCAGAGAAATAACGTCATATACAGGTGCAACTAGAACAGTTACAGTCAACACAGCATTTTCTACTACACCTAATACTTCTTCAACTTATATTGTAAGTCCTAAGGTTGCAATATCAGGTGATGGTACAGGTGCAGCTGCTTATTCAAATGTAGCAACAGGAGGAAGTGCAGTTAATTATATCAATATGATTAGTACAGGATCAGGATATACAAATGCTACAGTAACTATATCAGCAAACACAAGTTTTGGATCAGCAGCAACTGCTGTTCCTTATATTGGTCCTAGAGGTGGTCATGGAAAGAATGCAAGAGAAGAATTAGGTGGTAGTTATGTAATGGTTGCTACAGAGATAAGTGGTGACGAAGCAAATACAATTCCACAAGAGAATGATATAAGAACTTTTGGTATCATAGCAGATCCAATTGAAAGAAGTACTGGTTTAGCAGCTAACACTGGTAACTTTGATATGACAACAAGATTAACTTTAAGTGGTGCAACAGGAGACTTTAGAGCTGATGAACTAATTACAGGTGGTACAAGTGGTGCTACAGGTAATGTAGTTAGTTTCTCAAATACTAATGCTGCAAATTCAGCAGGCACGCTTAGAGTGATAAATATAACAGGAAGATTTCAGAATAATGAAACTATAACAGGATCAGTTTCGAGTAAGACAGCAACAATACAACCAGCTTCAAATTCGGACTTGACTTTTTATAAAGGTAATGTACTATATACAGAAAACATTTTGAAATTAACTAGATCGGTAGATCAAATTGAAAATTTTAAGGTAATATTTAGTTTTTAGGATAATTTATGGCATATTCATCAGATATTTCAAACACGGTATCAATATCAACAGACTTGAATGTCGATCCATATTATGATGATTTTAATGAAGAGAAAAATTTTCATCAAATATTATTTCGTCCAGGTTTAGCAGTACAAGCAAGAGAATTAACTCAACTACAAACTTTGTTACAAAAACAAACAAGTAGATTTGGTAATCATGTATTTACTGAAGGTACAATTATTCATGGTGGTGCTAAAACATTTAATAACAATATTCCTTTTGTAAAAATTACAGATAAAGATAATGGTAATAATACTATTGTAATGTCAACATTAGTTGGTAAAACTATAACTGGTGGAACAACTGGAGTTACTGGTGAGATTATAGATGTATTAACTGGAGCACAAACAGCTGCAAATACAAATACGTTATATATTAAGTATACTGGATCAGGTACAGCTAAAACAACTAAAACATTTAGTGCTGGTGAAGTTTTAACTTTTGCAGGCGGATCCAATTCAACATATACAAATGCAACAGTTTTAAGTTCTGCAAATACTCCAACAGGTAATGGTGTTTATTTTACACTAGGTGATGCTATAGTTTATGCTAAAGGTCAATTTATTAGACATGCAAATGCTGGTATCGTTGTTGGAAGATATACTCAAGAACCAAGTAAGATAGTTGGTTTTAAAGTTAATGAAAGTATAGTAACAAGTAATACAGATACAACATTATTAGATCCAGCTCAAGGTGCATATAACTATACAGCCCCAGGTGCTAACAGATTAAAATTAGAAACAGAATTACATACATTAGATTTAAGTAATGGTGGATCTGCACCAGAATCAAATAATTTCTTTTCACTATTCAGTGTAGATACTGGACAAAGATTTGAAGAAGCTAAACAACCATTATATGCCGATTTAGCTGAAGAACTAGCAAGAAGAACATTTACTGAAAGTGGTCACTATACAACTAGACCATTTAAATTTAATGTAAGAGAAAATTTAGTTGATGGAACAAACTTAGGTTTGAAAACTTCTGCAGATGGTGGACAAGCTAATGTTTTAAGTGTAGGTATTGAAGGTGGTCATGCTTTTGTGAAAGGTTTTGAATATGATTATGAAAACTTAGATACAATTTACATAGATGTTAATAAAGGAACCAATACACAAATATTTGAGTCAGTTTTAACTACTCCAAACTATGGTCAATTTTTTAAAATAAAAGAAGTATCTGGTGTTTTTGATCCAACTAAACTACCCACATTAAGTTTAAGAAGTGCAGCAGCAACTTCACATACAAGTAGAACATTTGATGTAACAGGAGCTCCAGGATCAGAAATAGGTACTGCAACACTTAGATCAATTAAACATGATTCAGGAAACACAGATGTAGCTGGTGGAGTATTCAGATTATTTGTTGATAACATTCAAATGACTTCTGGACAGTTCGCAAATGTTAAATCTGTATTCATTGCAAATGCAGTAACAGGAACAAGTAAAAATTTCTTAGGAGATACTATTTTATCTAGTGCTAACTCAACTTATCTAGGAAATGCAACATTAGAAGAACCAACATTTAATACATTAGTTTATAGTTTACCATTTAAAGGTATCAAGACTATTAGAGACGGATCCAATAGTGTTGAAACATCTTTTCAATTCAAAAAAGGTTTTGATATAACGATAGCTACAGATGGTACTGCTTCATTAGCAACTGGTGACTCAAGTCATACATTTACAACAAGTGGTACTTTGAGTGGTTCACAAAAAGATGAACTTATTACTATTGTAGCTAAAAACAGAGTAGTAAGTACTCAACTTGGAACAGTTTTAGCTAATAGTACTACAACAGCTGTAACAGGAACAGGAACAAAATTTAATTTATTAAAACCAGGTGATAGAGTTAGATTAGGTCCAACTAATGTGTTTACAGTTAATGCTGTAACAAGTAATGTTGCAATGTCATTAACTACAACACCTTCAGCAGCACAAAATGTTGCAAGTGGTAATGCTATAGCAAAAGTTATAGAGAGTGGTCAAGTTGTTGATATGTCAATGACAGGTACAACTGGAAATGGAGCAGATAGATCTATAGTAATTAATACAACTACAACTGCAACATTAGATCTTAAAGAAACGTTTGATACATCACTAGCTGCAAGAGCTATTGTTACTTTAAATAAAGTTAATGCAAAAGAAGCTGCTAAAACATTATCAGCTAATGTATTTGTTAGAATTAATCCAAATACACACTTTAATAAAACAACTAGTGGACCTTATCCACTTGGTGTAACAGATGGATTTAGAATAAGAAACATTTATATGTCAACTTCAAATAGTGTTGTTGCTAATACTACAGGAACAACAGATGTGACTAATGATTATTTCTTTGAAAGTGGACAAAAAGCTGGTTCATATGATATAGCACAGATTAGATTAAAGTCAACAGGCACAGCTCCAACAGGACAACTACTTGTAAACTTTGATCACTTCAAACACAGCTCATCATTAGGACAAGGATATTTTAGTGTAGATAGTTATCCTGTTGATGATGACAAAGGTACTAACTCATTAACAAGTATTAAAACATTTCAGATTCCAACTTATGTAAATCCACAAACAGGTGATGAATATAATTTGAGAAATAGTATTGATTTAAGACCAAATAAAGCTAACACTGCTAACCCAACAACTACTGTATCGTCTGCACCAATCAATCCAGCCAATTCAAGTACATTTACAACTACTGGTGATGGTCAATTCTTACCTTTAACTGGAAAAGTTATTACTAAAGATTTACAAGTTTATCTTGGAAGAACTGATAGAATAATATTAGACGAAGCTGGAAGATTATCAATTAAAACAGGTATATCTAATAATCAAAAAGTACCACCTATGGCAGCTTCAGATGTTATGACATTAGCATTCCTTAACATACCTCCATATCCTTCTATATCTCCATTTGTTGGAAAAACAAATAGTAGAGAAGACTTAGCAGTCACTTTAAATCCAGTTGATAACAGAAGATTTACTATGAGAGATATTGGACAAATAGCTCAGAGAGTTAGTAGATTAGAATATTATACATCATTATCATTACTTGAAAAAGATGCTCAACAATTACAAATATTAGATTCAGCTGGACTAGATAGATTTAAAAATGGTATTTTAGTTGACAACTTTACTGGTCATGGTGTTGGGGATGTTACAAACCCAGATTACAAATCTGCAATAGATCCAGATAAACAAATATTAAGACCTTCGTTCTTAATTGAATCTATTGATATGATTGCTAATACATCAGGAACATCTAATGTAATAAGAAGACCAAGAGATGTTTTCTTAAAAGTTAACTTTACTGGTGCTAATACAACAAATATAACATTCAATGAAACAGTATCTGGTTCAACAAGTGGTACTACAGGAAGATTAAAATATAACACTTCAGCAAATGGAGACTTGCTATTACTTGAAAATGAAACTGGTTCAGGATTTACAGTAGGTGAAACAGTAACTGGAGCAACTTCTGGATTAACAGCAACTGTAGTTACAGTAACAAGACCAGATGTAGGTCCTTTAGCTACATTGGATTATGACCATAATGATCTAGTAGTACAACCATTCCATTCAACAGAGTTTAGAATATCAAGTGCAGAGTTTAGTGACTTTATTGGAAGAATAGAATTGAATCCAGACTTTGATAACTGGGTTGATACTACAACAAAACCTGATTTGATTATTAACCATGAAGGAAATTATGATAACTGGTTAGCAATAGCAAATGCATGGGGAACACAATGGAATGATTGGAATACAATAGTTTCAGGATCAACAGTAACTGATGAATATCTATTAGAAGATAAAGGTAATTATACTATTCGAACAGCGTTGAGTGGAGGAAGAACTCAGCATGACACTTATGAAAATAAAATATTTTTATCAAACGAAACGGTTGAAGACAGACAAACAAGAACTGGTATTAACATTAAAGCTAAACCATATGTTAATAAAGAAACTCTTGGTAACAGAATTATAGATGTTGATATTATTCCTTATCTTAGATCTAGAAGAGTTGAATTTACAGCAAGAGGTATGAGACCTGCTACAAGAGTATTCCCATATTTTGATGATACATTAGTTACAGATCATTGTAAACCTTCTGGTGGATCATTAGGTGGAAACTTAGTTACAGATGCTGGTGGTTCAGTAAGTGGTGAGTTTATTATTCCAAATAATGCAACACTCAAATTTAGAGTTGGATCTAAACCATTTACATTAAAAGATAATGCAACAGGATCAACAACAGATTATACAACAATAGCAACTGCTACTTATCATGGTCAAGGTATATCTCAAATAGAACAAGAAACTATTACTTCAACAAGAGAACCTATTTTTGAAAAAGAAGAGATATCAGAAACAAGAACAACATTCAGAGATATTAGTAGAATAAGAAAAGACAATGATCTTATTAATACAGTTATTACTAAACCAGCTCCTCCATGTAGAAGAGGATGTAGTAGATGTTTCTTAGCAGGAACTCCTGTCACAATGGAAGATGGATCTATCAAACATATTGAAAATATTGAATTGGGTGATAGAGTTATGAATGGTGGTATAGTTGGAGCAACTGCTAAATTATTAACAGACAACATTTATGAATATAAAGGAATTTATGTTGCTGGATCACATGCAGTTAAAGAAGATGGCACATGGATAAGAGTAGAAGACTCAGAAATTGGTAAACCACTCAATGATGGAAATATGCATGTTGTATATACATTATCAGTAGAGAATCATGTATTAGATATTGAAGGAATAACATTTACAGATTTCTTAGAAGCTGATACACAAGCATTATTATTAAAAATTCAAGATAAGTTCCCATTTGAAACATGGGAAGATCATATGTACCAAGATATTCAAGCACAGACAAAAATCTTAGCATTGAATAAAGGGTTGACTAATTCTGGATTTTATAGTACACTACAGTAAAGGAGAAAATATGTTTAAAGGCTGGATATTAGGAATGCTTACATTCCTTGCACTGATTATGGTTAACGGTTGTTCTATGCTAACGAACGGTAATGATACTTCATATAAAGATTTACCTAATCATAATCACATTAAATGTACTGGTGATTGTGACGTTAAGATTAAATGATCAAGAAAAGTGTTTTATACTTCTAAAGAAACACTATAAAAAGATTAAGAGAGAATATTTAAAATTTAACAATAAAGTTTTTGCAGAAGCAAAAGATTTCTCTCAAGATGTTCAATATGTAAATGGTGGCACTTGGAATGCAATGGGTATATACATCTGTGATAAAAAACTTCAAGACGAAAAGTCATTTCCAACATTATATAAAATTTTAGATAACTTTCCTTATAAGATGATTGTTTCATTTATGGTTGTAGGAGCTGGAACTGAAATAGGAGATCATACTGATAAAGAAAAAGGATGGAAGTATCATATAACATTAGATGATGGTGGTGGTAATGATAGTGGAATGGATTACAACTTTATTAATAATAAAGGGTGGCCTCAGATTGAAACTCACACATTTAAAGAAGGTGAAACTATAACCTTCAAACCTGAATATCCACATAATGGATGGAATAAAAATCCTAGAGATAGATTGACTTTACTTATTGACTTTTATTGTGAAAAGGAGTACAATGATGAAGATTTCAAAAAATATTATAATAACTATAATAAAGTTTGGGGTGGATTAGATGAACTCTATGAATGGTATGAAAAGAAAAAGAAAGCTGCTTAACGAACTTAAACCTAAAAGTGAACAGCTTGCATGCATTAAAGAAGCTCAAAGCATGTACAAAGATATCTATGAAGGTTTTAAAAATCAAGAAAGAAAAACTTTTTTGATTGAAGAAGATTTTCAAGAAGAACGAAAGAATAAAAGTTATGTTGATAACATGACTAATTCATACATAGATTTTAAAGAAACAAAAGACAATTGGAAACTCTTTCCTTTATGGTACGAAGGAGTGAAAGTACAAGATTCAAAACATTATAATGCATTGTATAGAATATGTGATAAGTTTCCATTCCTGGCCATATGTGCTATCAACATAGTTAAACCAAAAACAAGTATAGGTAAACATCAAGACCTAGAACCTGGTTGGAGAGCTCATATAACTTTAGATAGTGGTGGAGAAGATACTGGAATGGCCTATGAGTATAATGGTAAAAAAATAATTCATAAGTTTGTGGATGGTGAAATGAATATTATGCAACCTACAGATAATCCACATCAAGGTTGGAATAATAATGATAAACCTAGAGTAAATTTATTCTTTGACTTTTACAACGATAGATATGCCACTAAAAATAAATTTAAAAAATATATAAAACATTATAATGATGTACACTATGGATTTCAAAACTTGCATGATTTTTATGATGCAAAAAGAATATTTGGAAAACAATATAATCAGACATATGCAGAGTTCTTAGAAGGTGATTTAAAATATGCTACTTAGACGTTGGGATAGAGAAATGGATTATGCAACATTAGTCCATTGGTGGAGTCAGCATGACTTTGGAAAAGTACCAGTTGAATGTTTACCTCCATTGGGTTTAATGATAACAGATAAGATGGGTAATGCTATTTGTGGTGGTGGTCTATATGTATGTGATGGTACTAAGTTTGGTTTTATGGAATGGGTTGTAGGAGATCCAAAAGCATCTCCCAAGTTATTACATAAATGTTTAAAAATATTAATTGATGGATTAATTCATTTAGCTAGAGAGAAAGGGTGTTTATTACTGTATACAGTAACAGAGAACCCTGGCTTACATAAAAGGTATGTTAAGTATCATGGTTTGTCAAAATGTGAAAATAATGCTAGAACTTTTGTTAAGGATCTAACAGATGGCAAATATGGACCCATGTTGTTTGTCAAAAGCCAAGAAGTCCTAGACGAAGAACATGATAATTAGTATAAATAGATAAAGAAAAGGTAAAAATATGGCATTAATGAATCTAGCACAATCATTCAGAGTCAATAGACCTGGAGGTTGTTTTGCAACAAAAATTGACTTATATTTCTCACAAAAGGATGCAACGCTTCCAGTAACAGTATCTATAAGAGAGATGAGAAGTGGTAGACCAACACAAAGAGCACTGCCTTTTTCATCAGTAACTAAGTTTCCAAGTTCAACCGGTGCACCAAGTTCAGACTTAGCTACTCATGTTCATAGTTTTGGTGTAGTAGATAATAATTTCTCAACAGTTGAAGCAGCAACTCAACCTACAACTTTTCATTTTAAATCACCTGTTTTTTTAAAAGATGATACTGATTACTGTATTGTTATAACTCCAGCTGGTAATAGTAAAAACTATAAATGTTATGTTGCCAAGTTAGGTGATTTTGATCTTGGATCAACAAATATTATTTCTAAACAACCTGCTGTAGGATCATTATTTTTATCTGCAGATGGAAAAACATATACAGAGTCACAAGATATTGATTTAAGTTTTACATTGTATGCAGCTACATTTGAGTCTTCTGGAACATTGATACAAGAAAATGATAGGTATGATGACTTAACAGTTTCCATGGTACAAAATTCATTCCAAGTTGGTGAATTAGTATTTGGTAATACATCTTCAGCTAACACATTTGCAAATACAGCTGGTGTTGGTATCGTAAAAGAAGTTGATGCAAATGCAGTTTTTAGAATTGTACTATCTAATAGATTAGGATCTGCATTTACTTCAGGAATGAGAATTAATGGAGCTGAATCAAATGCAATAGCAACTATTAATGGTGTCAATGATCATTTGCAGGATGTTGTTCATTATAACTTTGGTGTAATTAATCCACCAGATACAACTTTACTAACAGATTTAAAAGCAACCTCAAATGGTAATGTACAAGACAGCTCATTTGCGACAAAAATAGAACTTAACAAAGATAATGAAATGACTGAAGTTAAAAAGGTTTTGAGTTATAGTAATGAGATTGCAAATTTAAGTGGTAAGAAATCAAGTTTACTTAGATCTCAGTTTTCAACTAACAATACAAATTTATCACCTGCCATAGATGTACAAAAAGCTACTTCATATGTTATTAATAATTTAATTAATAATGTATCTACAAATGAAACAGGTAAGAGTGGTGGAGATGCTAATGCAAGATATATTACTAAAAGAGTTACATTAACTGAAAACCAAACAGCTGAAGATCTAAAAGTATTCATTACAGCTTATAAACCTTCACAAACAGAAATAAGAGTTTATTATAAAATTCTTAATGCTATTGATCCAGATGACTTTGATGATAAGAGTTATGTTGAAATGACACAGAATTCAAAATCAGGAATCAATTCTGTTAAAGATAAATTAGATGATTTTATTGAATATGAATATACTATAGCATCTGCTAATAAGACTGGAACAAATGGTGAAGTTACTTATACAAATGCAGCTGGTGCAACATTTACAGGATTTAATACTTTCGCATTAAAAATAGTAATGACAAGTTCTACTGATGTAGTTGTACCACAACTAAGAGATATGCGAGCAATTGCATTACAAGTATAATGAAAGAATATATCAAAATTAAAAACGAACAACATTTGGTAAAGGATCCAAATAGTAAAGCTATTCTTAATACTAATGTTGAAGGTCTAGCTGCTTATAAAAAAAGAAAACAAACTTATGCTAAAATAGAAAAGATTGATCAACTAGAAGATAAAGTTAAAAGTATAGAATCTAAAATTGATGAAGTGTTGACTACTTTAAAAAAAGTGTTATAATGAAATATGTTCAAGAACCTCTTTAGTGTTCCTATATTCCATGGGAAACTAGATAACTGGAAAAAATATAATAGAGACTTGCTTCCTGTTTGTCATGAAGTAAGAAAAGAAACTGAAGACATGAGTAACTTACCATGGAACTGTCATGTGTGGTCAACTTATGCATATGATGATCAGTTATTTAAAAGAAAACAATTTCAAGAAATAGCTAAAGCAATATCGTTATATGTAAGAGCATATCTTGATAGAAGACATTGGAAGAAACAAGATAAAATTGTTATGACAGAACTTTGGGTTAACTATCAAGACAAATATCAATTTCAAGAATATCATGATCATAGAGAAAGAGTTTTATCTGGAGTTTATTATATTGATGTACCTGAAGGTGCACCAGATTTAATTATCAAAACTCCACTTAAAGCAAACTTTGATGATTTATGGTTTGAATCTGAAGAAAACAGAGAAGTTAATAAACTTAAAGTTGAAACTGGAGACTTAGTTTTATTTCCAGGTTGGTTAGAACATGGTGTTGATGCTAATTTATTAGACGAACCAAGAATAAATGTTGCATTTAATTTTGGAATACCGGAGTTAGTACATGCGCTTAAGTAATGTATATGATAACTTAATATCAGAAGATAAATTAAAACAAATAGAAGATTATGTCAGTAACTTTAAATATAGTAGATTTGAAACTGATAATGAAGATTTTGATTTTAAAACTAACACATATGATTTTAAAAGAGATGATCCATTCTTAATGGAGGTACAAAAATTATTTTGGGATAAACTAGAAAATAATGTTGACATTTTATTAACAAGATTGTATTGTAATAAGTTGATAGCTGGAGATAGTCCAACATCTCACTATGATAGTAAACATGAAACAGATACAACAGTACTTGTATATGCAAACACACAATGGGATCATAATGAAGGTGGTGAAACACTATTTTATAACGAAGATAAAGAGGTTGTACAAGCAATCGTACCTAAACCTGGTAGAGTGGCCATATTTCCAGCAAATATACTTCATAGCGCAAGACCACCCTTGCCTTATGTTACAAAACCAAGATATACAATAGCTTATAAGTATGAATATGGACTTATTGTATAAATATAACATAAATAATAAAAAGGATAGACGGTAATGGCAGCAATTGCAAATGTAGCACTTAGTGATACTTTTAATACGCAAAGAGTTAAACTAAACAGAGGTTTAGTTAGACTTAACAACTTTGCAAATAACGAATCGCAAATAACTGCTAATACTGTTCTAGCAAACGTATCATTTACTGCAGCTGGTAATTTAGTTAGTAGTGGTTTGAAGACAACATTAAGTTCTACTAATACAGATATATCAGGTGGATCCTTATTGATTTCTTCTAACACATATGTTACAGGTACTTTAGAAATAAATGGTTTAACAGCCACAACATCTAACACTGTAGCTGGTGCAATAACAGAAGTAAGTGATAATACAATAGCATTTTCAATAGCGTTAGGATAGGAGCATGGCAAGTAATTTCGACGTAAAAACATCAAGAAGTGTTGGAACAACAGCTACAAGAATTGGTAGTTATACTGTTGCAGCATCAACAAAAACAACTGTGATCGGACTTACATTAGCTAATGTAACAAATACTGCAATCACAGCAACAGCTTTTCATAGTAGTCACACAAATAATGGATCGAACACACATTTAATTAAGAACGCTCCAATTCCAGCTGGCTCATCATTAGTTGTAGTTGGTGGTGATCAGAAAGTTGTTTTAGCAAATGTACATGGAGTATTTGTTTCAAGTAATACTGCAAGTTCACTTGATGCCGTTATGTCAATTCTAGAGGTGACATAGAATGACATACATTGGTAACCCACAAGGAACTGGTTTCAGTAAAATAGACTCACAGCAGTTTAGTGGTACTGGTAGTAAAACTGCCTATACTATGAGACATCC